AGGACGGCGGTTTGCTCCGCCGTCAGGTCCGCGTACACGTAACCGAGCGACTCGACCCACTTCTGGAAATCCACGTTCGTACCCTCCTGGTTTGGTGCGGCGGCTGCCGCGATGGAAACACTGGTCCGTGCGTCCGCCCCGTTCGGGAGGATCGCGATATGGCGTAGGCGGGTCCGCCGGTACAGCAGGAATCCGCCGGGGCCGGCGACGATGTCGCGGCCGTTGACGTTGACCGTCTCGCCGCCGCGGATGCGGATCGGCGGCTCGATCGGCTCGGCGCCGATGCTGGCCTGCAGCGGCACGCCTGCGCGGCTCAAGTCGATCGCCGTGGCGGCGATCGGGTTGGTGCGGGCGATCTCGCCCACGGCGACCAGCCGGGCCCCGTCGACCACGCGGACCATTGCGGCCCCGAGCGTGGCGGCGAGCGTGTTTTCGTGCCCCGACAGCAGCACGACCCGCGCGTCGGCGTCGATGCCCGTCACGTCGACCACAACCGGCCCCAGGCCGGTGACCGTCATCACACCCCCGGAATATGCGTCGATGGTCACCCTGGCGGGTCCGGCGGCGTCGGGCGCGGCGGCCTCGATCTGCACGGCGGCGGACGCGTCCAGGGTGAACGGATTGGAGGCTGCGGCGAGGATCATTCGCTCGCGGCGGCGGCGGCGTGCGTGCGCGGTCATCGGCGTCCCCCCGGGGTGGCGGCCTGGTCGGCGAGGTCGGTGAGCGTGTTCGCGGTGTTGGCGGCCGTCGTGACGGCGGTGCCGTCGGGCAGCTGCAGCCCCAGTTCGGCGAGCACGGCCCGCTCGCGGGCGATCTGTCGGACAGCCTTTTCCCAGTCCCGGCCGCGGTGGGCGTATTCCTCCGCCAGCGACGTCGTGAGGTTCGCAAGCCGCGTGGCCTGGGCGTTGGCTTCCTTGGCCGGGTCAACGTGCTCGCGGCCGTCCCAGTACCATTCGTGCGAGCACTCGGCCCACGTTGGGAAGCCGTCGGGGAAGATGCCCGGCTCGCGGGCCGCTTCGTCGATCCACGCCGCGAGGATCCGGTCCAGCACCTCCTCCTCGACTTCGGAGTGGTCGACGTGCTGGCAGCGGCCGAACATCTGGTTGTCCAGGCGGCCGCTCGCGTAGTTGTAGGCCGACGAGTTGCCCCGCGCGATGTTGCTCGGCACGTTTTCGCACCGGGCCGCCTCGTCGATAAGTTCGGCCTTGAACTCCGCGTAGGTGGTCGTCGGCTGTTCGGCCTTCAGCTGCTCCAGGCGGTAGCCGCCGGGGAGCGTCGTGAACATGTTCCGCTCGAACTCGACCGACTCGAACGCTTCGCCCTCGGCGTCGTCGTCGTTCGGCGAGCCGTCGGTGTAGAGCACGCCGGCCTGCATGGCCGCGGCTTCCGCCGCCCCGAGCACGGCGAGCGTGAACCGCCGGAGCTTGGAGAACAGCGGCAGCGCCGCCTGCAGGATCGGAACGCCGCGTTTCTGGCCGGGCCGCTCGAGACGGAACCAGTGGATCACGTACTCCGCCGGCACCTCGTCGAACTCCATGCTGTGCAGCACGTCGCCCGGGTGTGTTTTCAGGATGTGGTACGTCAGCGGGTTCCCGTCCTGGTCGAAGACGATCCCGTCGACGGCGTTCTCGCGCACGAGCCCCGGCGTCGTGACCTGGTCGGCTTCGACCAGCCGGAGATCGAGCTTTACCGGGTGGTCGATCTTGGGGTTGCTCACGAGCACGGCGAACGCTTCGCCGTCCCGGGAAAGGGACTGCCGCATGCACCGCAGCTTGCGGGCGAGCTTTACGGCCTTGGCCCACTTGGCCCACGACCGTTCGATCGGGTTGGCGTCGTGACCGTCGGGGGTGGCGATCTGGAGCGTCGGCCCGGTGCCGATCAGGTCATTGGCGACCGTCCGCACGAGCCCGGCGGCATAGCAGTTGTTGGCGACTTCGTACCGGGCCCGGTCGCGGAGCGTTTGCCGCACCATCGGCGACATGGCCGCGTTCGCGGAAAGGCTGTCTGCGGCGGCCCAGTGCTTGCGGTTGTCGTCGGTCGTGCGGGCCGCGTCATACCCGCCGCGGATGAACCGCAGCGCACGGCCGACGGCCCGCCGCGGAGCCGCGAATGGCGACTTGAACAGCCCGCCGAAAATGGGGCTTTTGAAGATGGCGCGCAGGCCCGGCATCATTCGGCTCCCGGGGGGATGATGCGGGTGAATCGCATGCCGCGGTGCGGCTTGTTGGCCGCCCGCTTGCTGGCGAGATAGCGGTCGGCCGCGATCTGGTCTTGCAGCGAGTGCTGCTCGACCGAAATGGAATCGCCGCTGGCCTTTTGCGGGCCGGCGGCGTTTTCCTTGATGGCGTCGGCGATGGACTCGTCAGGCACCGGTCGGCGCTCCAGAGAGAGAAACCCTCTGGAGAGAAGAAATGCCCGTTCGGGCTCGAAGTGGCGGCGCCGAATCCCGGATTTCGGGAATGTTCCTACATATAGGAAATCAGCGCTGCATCGCCCTGGCTTCGCGCGCGGTGGTGACCTCGTGTGTCGTCATCGTGCGGCCGCAGTGCCGGCAGGCCCGGTAGCGGCGGATCATCCCCGCGCGAACCCGCATGGTTTTCGTTGTCCGCAGCTCGCGGCACCCGCACCGCGGGCAGCTGATTCCGATTTCGTCTTTCACCGTGCTCACTGGCCGCCCCTCCGTTGGCGTTGCATCTCCGCGAACGACACTCGCTTCCGCTTGGCCGGTCTGAATCCGCTGGCTCCCTCCAGCGTGGCCCCCTGCATGCTGGCCCCGACCGCACACCCGACCAGACAGTCGAAAAGGTGGTTGTCGGGCCGCCCCGGCCGCTCGCTCCACTCTTCCACCGTCCGCCCCTTGGCCGTGTTCGTGACGCGGAACTCGGCGACCAGGTGGTCGGCCAGCATGCGGTGCAGCTCGGCGTGCTCGCCGAACAGCGACAGGCAGCCGGCATCGCCGCGGGGCACCGCGAGCCGCGCGTGGATAAACGACTTCCAGTAGTTCGTGTCGATCATGACATGGCGGATGATCCGCTTTTTGGCGACGTTCGGCACTCGCCAGTAGTGCCCGACGCGGTCGCCCGGTTTCTTGGCGTACATGGCAAACGGCATGCTCGACGCTTTGACGCCTTGCCCGTGGCTCGGCATGATCACGCCGGCCCGCGATGATTCGCGGCAGAATTGGTAGACGGTGTCTGACAGGTAGTTCGCGTCGACCAGGCACCGCTCGATCCGCATCAGCGAACCGTCTTCGCGTTTCCACTCGCGGCCGAGGTATTTCCCGGTCAGCGCCTCGAGCCCCTCGATCAAAGCGCCCTCAACACTCTTTGACTTACTGACGTCGGTTAGTTTTTTGGTGATGTCGCGGAGCGTGAAGTACGGCCGCCGTTGCTCGGGGTACGTCCCGTAGTCGATCACGTACCCGGTGAAGTTCTCTTCCCACGCGCATATGGCCCAATACACGATGTCTTTTTGACAGTCGACCATCATCGACAGGTGTTGACATGCCAGCGGCACGAACTGCCGCGGGTAGCGGTTGACCTTGTCGGCGATTTCCGGCGCGGTCAGTTCTTCGACATTCCGATCGACCAGCGGCAGCGGTTCGTTTTGGTACTCCGCCGCGAACGCCGTTTCGCCCTTGTCGATCCGCAAGTTGTAGGCCGTTTGGATGGCGTGGATTTCCCCCGGCCGCATGCGAGCCGGCCAGCCGACTTTGCATCCCGCGGTCATGCGGTCCAGGTTGTCGGCGAAGAGCTTGTCGGCCTCGCCGGTGCCGGCGCCGCTCCGCTGCCCGGCCTTCCGCAGCTCGGCGTACTTCTCCCACAGTTCCGTCTCGGTCGGCCATTCGTACACCATTTTCATCCGCCGGCCGTGGCATGCCGGGTTTCGCTCGCGATCCAGGAGCCGCTCCGCCAGGTCGTCGGGGGCCACGACCGTCACGGTGACAAGCCCGGCGATTTGAACGTCCGGGCCGGCGAGCCCGAGCACGGCCCCCTTGAAGACCTTTTCGAGCTGGGCGACTTGGGAGGGGCTGCGGGCACTCTTGTCGGTCTGCGGATCATCCACGAGCACGAGCGACGGGCGCACCCGGCGGCCGTCGCACGCCCGCGTGACGGCCATGCCGCGGATCGATCCGGTCATGCCGCGGACTTGGATGATGCCGCCCGATGCCGGCGAGCCGGGGATCGTCGGAAACTGAACGTCTTCTCCCTTCCAGTGGATATGCGTGGGCTTGCCGCGGTAGAGCTGCCCGCGGGCGCGATTGTTGATCCGCTCTAGCTTCGCGATCGGGTAGCACACCTCCGGGAAGTCTTCCGCGAGCCGCTCGCGTGTCTCGCACGACGTCTTGATGTTTTGGAGCATCTGCGCGGCGTGCTCTTCGGTTGCCCCGATGGCGACGACGAACTGCTGGTGACCGTAGAGCAGTGCCCACAGTGCGGCGGCCTCGATCAACGCGGTCTTGCCGCTGCCGCGACTCATGGCGAACGCGAGCAGTTCCCCGCGGAGCGTGGCGGCCTCGATGGCCGCGATGATCTCCAGGTGGTCGTCTGACCATGCGAGGTAGAACTGGTCGGGGAAGTATGTCTCGCAAAACAGCCGGAAGTTCATCCGGCAGGCTTCTTTGCGGGCCGGGTCGGCCACGGCCGGAAGTTCTCCGATGTCGCGGCCGGCCAGGCTCGCGGCTTTGTCGCGGGCGGCGAATTGCTCGCGGCGCTTGTGGTGACGGCCGCCGGCGGGCGGCTTGCTGGGCTTTGCGGTGCCGCCGCCGAACAGCGTCATAGCCCGATTTCCGTGATGTTTTTGAGCACCTTCCGGGCCCCGTCGAAGTCGCCCACCTCCAGCATCCGGCGATATAGCTCCCGGTAGGACACGAGCACCCACCCGCGAAGCGCGTCGGTGTCGGGCTGGCCCTCGCCGCTGAAGTGTGCGCGAACGGCCGCCATCGTCTCCCGCACGTCTGCGGCGGGGTACTTTGCGCGCAACGCTTCTAGCACGTCGCTTTCGCTCGCGCCGCTGATCAGCCATTGCACGACGGCGATCGGTGCCGGCGGTGTGGCGTCAGCCGTGTCGGTGCCACCACTCGGTTGCGGCGGTGTGGCTTCCGTCAGCGATTGTTCGTTTTTGCGTTTTCCAGACGTCATCCATGGCCTCTAGCAGAAACGCGGCGAGTTCCGGATCGTGCGCGACCGTGAAGTCCTCGAGTCGCGGGTTATGGTTCAGGTTCATCGACGTCCGGCAAACTACTTGCCAGCGGTCGTTTCGGATAACGGTGAACTTCGCGTGCGTGCGGGTGACGCGAATGGCGTCGGCCCCGAACGCTTCGCGGATGCGGGCGGCGAGCTGCGGCGCGCGGCGGACGAACGTGACGTCGACCAGCCATCGGGCCGCGGTCAGTCGGCCGGACCCGATCATGTCCAGCATCTTGGAGACGTCGGTGTTGGCGGCCGTCCAGGTCGATACGTGCAGCTCCGCCGGGCCGGTGATGCCGAGAATCGCGTCGATCATGTCGGTCAGCGAAAACTGGCCTTTCGTCAGCCCGAAGATTTCGCGGCCGTCCAGGTCCAGGCCGGCGACGGCCTCGGCCGCGGATTCCTTTCGGCGAAGGTCGCGAATGTCCCGCTTTCGCTCGCGAACGAGCGTGACGTGGCCGCGGCGGATCACGTCCGGGTCGACGACGGGCTCGTGCTTTTCGAACAGCAGTGGATTTTGGCGGAGCGGCGGCACGTTTGGCATGGGGTCGGTTCTCCTCATTCGGGCGGCTTGGTTCGTTTTGCGTGCAGGGCTTCGGCGTCGCGACGGGCCACGACGAAGATCCCGTCCAGTTCGACGGCCGGCAGTTTCCGTTCGTGGATCAGCCGGCGAACGTAGGCGCGGGTTACGCCGGCGATCTTCGCGGCGGTCCCGACTCGCACGTAGTTTTTCGGGTCGATACGCACGACGGCTTAGGCTTCCGCGGTATGCAGAACTCGCACCCGCTGGGTTGGTCCGGTGGTGTAGTGGGCCAGGTAGTGACGCATTTCCGATTCTGTCCGCTTGGCCGCGTCGGCGGTCGTCATCGCGGACAGCCAGCACACGAAGTCGTGCTGCGCGTTCCACGGGGCCGACAGGTCGGCACCGGCCATGACGAGCACTTCCACCCGCAACCCGTCGGCGGCGGCGTCATTTCCGGCCACGTACTCGCGGCGATAGTCGCGGGCCGCGGCGGCGATTTTTCCCCAGCTTCGGACGGTGAACGTGGCGGGCATTTTGGTTTTCCGTCCGCGTCGATTCTCATTCGCTCGACACTCAAATAGTATCCGACTGCATACCATGCGTCAACCAAAAAACCGCGTGCCAAATCGGATTTTTTCGCGGTGGGATCAGTTTGCATCGGTAACCGGGTGATCCGTAGGCCCTAGGGTCTGAAAAACCCTCCCGGGAGTACCTTTTTCCTCCGCTCACCCCGGCCCGATCCCGCGGGCCTCCATCCGCTCGCGCAGCGAGGCCAGCCATCCGCGGAGCGTCGACCGCGGCACGTTCATCACGACCGCGGCTTCGGCGACCGTCATCGTTTCGAGCAAGGCGCATAGCTCGCGCACTCTTTCGCCCTCGCGGGCCAGGCACGCGTCAATGTCCATCCGCAGCTCGATGCGCCTTTGGTCTGACAGGGAATCGGAAGCCTGGATGCCGGAGTGAGCCTCGATCACCGGAAAGCTCGGGCACCGCTTCGCGCGTCGATCGTCTCGGGCAACGTGGGCAATCGCTTTCCGTATCGCGGTCACAGTCACGGCCCATGCCGCCCGGCCCTCGCGGACGGATTCGCCTACCGTGGCGAGCACGCGCTGGGCAACGTCGTCCGTATCGCCGCCCCACCGTGACGCGTAACGCTCGGCCTCGTGCCGCACGAGCCGCAGGACGTCGGCGATCCCGTGATCCGCGACCATTACGCCACCTCGCTTTCGCATGCGACGTGCTCCTGAATCGCGCGGGCTTCTTTCGCGAGCCTGATAAATAAACGGGTCATGGCGTCGACGTCTCGCGGCGCCCGCACCATGTACGAACGGGCGTAGAAGTCGATCGCTTTCAGGCATTCGGCGGGGTCGGCTGGCAGTAGCCAGCTCTGGGATTCCCGCTCGCTTTCATGCCGGCCCGCGGTCCGCGTCTTCGCCGTTTGCTTCGCCGTGTGCTTCGCTTTGCGTTTGGCCTGCGCGATTGCGTGCGGTGTGGAATCTGGGCGAATCGATTTTGCAGCCGCGATCACCCGCGATGCGCAAACCCTCACTTTCCCCGACGCGACTTCGGATTCGATCCCGAGCTTTTCTGCTGCCTCCTGGAACAAGGCAGCACGGCGGACGGTCTTTTCGTCCATGCCATATTCGTGCGCGAATTGGTCGGCCGTTCGGCCCAATCGCTTTCCGCCTCCCATTCGTTTTGTGCGGTTGTAGAGTCTTCCAAGGATCATCGCGAAACTTTGGCGGCTTAGATTCCGCCGCCCGATCTGGTTTTTCTGCATCCAATTCGCCGCAGCGGCGCGGCAATCGAACGTCATCGCCGTTACTTGGAACGGCAACCCCAGCCGGCGACAGATTTCGAGCCGGTTGTGTCCGTCGAGAAGAATCGGCAGCATCCCACCGCCGCGATCCCATACCACGAGAGCGTCGCGTGCTCCGCCTGTTTCGGCGATGCTCGCCTCCAGCTCGCTCCGCTCGTCGTCCGAGAGCGGGCGAATCAGTGCCGCGAACTCCTGGTCGATTTCGATTTCGTCGGGCCGCATCACACCACCGCCTCCACCGTCCGGTGGAACGTGGCTTCGTGGTCAGTGACGGCCAGGTCGTGCGCGGTCACGGCCACCGCGAGCGCGGCCCACCGATGGCCCGCAATCCCGAACAGCGGGCCAGGGTTTTTCTTCGTGCCGGTCGGCCCGAATCGGTCGATCAGGGCTTGGCGGATGTTTGGGTCTTTGGCCCGGGGCGATTGGCACAGGTGGAGTTTGACGTCCCGCCGTGGGATCAGGCGAACGTCGACAGCCGCCGCAAACGTCCCGACCGCAAACACCGTCTCGAACACTTCGCGCCCGACGGCCATCCCGTAGCACTCGATCCATTCGCACGCGACCGTCGCACCGCGTTCCCACCAGTCGACCACCGTGCCGCGGACGAACTGGTTCTCGACGTCGACCGCGAGTAAGACGCGTTCCCCATGCCACACGACGACCGCAGACTCGCGGGGCCCGGGGTCGATCCCGA